GGTTTTCTTTTTGGTGCCACCTTGCTTCACCCTCGATGCGGAAACAGCTTTGATGTCGATGAACTCCCCGGCCTTGTAAGCCTCGGCAGTTCGCTTGATTTCACGGGCTTTTGCAGAGCGGTTCCGAGCACCCGACAGGTACTTCTTAGGTAGGCCGGTGGCCTTGTCCTTCGGAACTCGCCGCAGCTTCCGTGCCATTACTTTTTCTTAGTGCCTTTTTTCTTTTTCTTGGGCTTACCCATTCCGTAGTGTGCGGGCATCAGTCAGCCTCCTTTACTGCGTCCTTTTTAGCGGACTTTTTCTTGGCCGTCGCCTTCGGCTTGTCCTCAGCGCCTTGCGCCTTGAACTGGTATTTAGCTGGCAGAGGAGCCATAACCACGTTTGCGTAATTGATCCAACGTTAGCTCCGAGCCATCCTTCGCAACAAACTTACGGATGGCGTCAGATGGGCCGTACTTTCTGACCAGTCCGTTCCACATCGCAAGACGTTCAGGGCCAAGAGCATCACGCTTAACCGCATCGCTCTGATCATTTAGCCACTCGCCATAGTCTTCGCGCGCTTCCTCAAACTCCTTCTCAAGCCCGATCGGAATGTTGATGTAGCGCGAGCGGCAGTTGAAATGCTGCGGCGGATATGGGCCTTGCCCGTGCTTAAACACCTTGCCGTCTAACGCACGGCAGATCGGTGAAGTCCGGCTGTCAAGCGTTGCCGTGTACCGGTACTTTGCCGTCGCATCGGGATTCTGGGCAGCAACAATCCGATCAGCGGCAACAGCCACTTGGTTCACGCTGGTGCGAACAATGGCCCTGATCTGATTGTTCGGGATGCTGGTTGCTTGGCCACCTGCCGCAATGATCGTATCGATTGATCCGCGCTGCTCTTTGGTCAGCCGCCCCTTCAACCTGCGGACAATGCTTGGCACTGATTCGCCCTCCAGCAGGCCATTCCGCACCGCAACGCTGAACAGCTCGGCCTGCCTAGCGGACATCTTGCTGAAGGCTTCGCGGACAACCTCACCATTAGGCAGGCTTATCTCTTGCCCGACAGTCAGCTGAAACGTGATCTCATTTCTTGCAATCCGCTCAAAGCTGTCGCTCAGATTGACAACACCAGCCATCGTTGGCTGACTCGTCACGATCGCCTGCCCCAGTGCTGGGCTGATCTCTACAGTGCCAACAGTTGCAGCGGCTCCGGCAGGCAGCGCCTTTTGCAGTTGCTCGGTTGCAAACTCCGACTGCAGCACAGCCAAGCCCTGCAGCTCCTCGGTCATCGTCGCGATGCTGTCGCCAGACCAAGTGCGGAGTGAGTCGTTCAGTTGCGCGAGAATGGCCCGAAGCCGTGCAGCTTTAACAGGCGAAGCAAGCTCATCAACCCCACGAAGCTGATCAACAGCGTCCAGCACAACATCGTTGTATGCACGGATCAAACGTCGCGACACACTGTTGCTATAGCGATTTAAATCAATCGCGTTTCGGAATATCTCGCGAAGTTCGCTCATGAGTCATAAATGCCCAGGTATTGCGGGTCATCAATACAGGCCACTGACACGTCACAGCCAGCACGCAGCGCGTTGCCGACAAGATCAGAAAACTCAGCGATGACATCTTGGTCGTACATACCGATCGAGGTCTCTGATACCCCGGCGATTGCACCGTCGATGTACCAGGTGATTCTGATCACCGCATAGCTCTGCTCCGTCAGCTCTTGCTTTGTAAAGAACAGGAGTCGATTGATCGGCTCTTCTTGCCCGCGCTTTCGCAACTTATCCAGCCAACTCATCTTCAGCCTCCGGCTCTGCTTCTGGCATTGTGGCCTCTGCTTCAGGCGCAGGCTCGGGCTCAGGCTGCTGCATCTCGATCAGGCCGCCGGTTTGCGTCGCCTCGATCTCCTCTTCGACGTCGAACTCGTCGCCGAGAACTTCACCGGCAGAGAGCTGATTCAGGAGAGTCTCCTGCGTGATCGTTCCTGCGGTATAAAGCTGCAACAGAGATTGAATCTCTTGCGGCTCGAGACGCTGACCGAGGAAGTCACGATTAACGAAGCTGCTGCCGACCTGAGACTGCTGCATGTACTGCGCGTGGAATGACAGGCAGTTGTCGATCAGATCCTGCATCTGCTGAGCGATGACCATCATCGTGCTGTCGCCCTGACTCCGGTCGATCTTCTTCGCCTCCGCCGTCTCTGCGCTGAGCTTCTGACCGAGAACGGCAGCAAGCCCTAATTCATTGATCTGGCCTGCGATCTGATCAAGCCGCTGAAACTGTGCGTTGTAGCTGTTGCCGCCTGGCTCGATATATTCGGCCCGTGCTGATTCAGGAAGCGCCATCGCCTCTCCTGGCCCCGCGCTGATCTCCTCTGCCGACTGCGGGAAGCCGTAGATGGCGAGCATCGGGACGGCACTTATGTGGAGCTGATTGTCGAGATCAGACTGCACCTGATACGCCTTGAGGTTCAACTCAGCGATGTCAGACAAGGGCGGGCGTGACTCAAGAACGCCGACGCGGTTCGAGTAGGCGACAGCGAACGGGATCTCGCTAAGGCTCGTGCGCCCTTCATCGATTAAGCGGAAATCACCTTTGTCGTCTTTCTGGTGGATCTCGAAAGCGCCGGGGGTAAGTACCCGAACCTGCTGAACCTGCTTCTCGCCGTATAGACCGTCGGGCACGGTGATCTCTTCCATCAGCCGCAACTGAGTTAGCTGCTGCCGGCCGTCCTTGACCTCACTCCGCCAGCCGAGGATGTCTCTTGGCGTCACAGCTACCCAGTAAGGCCTCCCGTTCTCGCCCGCCTTCGGCGCGTCAACTAAAACGCCGACGTGTCCGTAACGAATACATTTCCGTGCGGTTTCGTAGGTCCACACGTTCAGATCGTTGCCTTGGAGGTCAACGTCGAACAGTTGCTCAGTGACAACGTCGCTGACGTCTTCAAGGCGCACAGGCTTACGGGTCAACATCCCCGCCAACATCCGCTCGAGCCTGACGTAATAAGGCGCAAGCGTTGAACGCATCAACCTGTTGTCATATGCCTCATCTAGTTCTCTTGGTTCCTGCGGAAGATATTTCCTGTGACCTTTTCTGATTCCGTAAGTTCCTTGCAACAACGCTTCGATCAGAAGCCAGTGCGGCTCCATGTTGACGTAAGCCGTGTTGGGGCTTTCGACGGTCGTCACGTTGCCGACGCGTTGCCGACCAGAAAAGCCTGAGTACACAGCTAGAACCCGCCCATCGCAATCAGTTTAGTAAAGCCTGATGCCAGTGCCCCGTCCAGCGCGTTCGTGCAAAGGATTAAACGCGCCGAGGATTAAGTAACCGAGGCCGTCAGTCCAGTGCTCGATGTTTGCCGACTTATCGATCACATAGTCTTCCGCGCCTTGCTTGTAGGTCACGTTTTTTAGAGCCTTGATTGTGTGTTTACAGCGGGGATGTACGAACAGACGCAGGCTGCCTTTCGCCGTTCTGATCATCCAGTTCGTCGCGTTGATCTTGTCCTTAACGGCCCAGGGAGCCTTCGGGCTGATACAGCTAAAGCCGAAGCGGCGAATTATGTCATGGTCGGTACGCCCCGCCGAGGACGTCTTACGAGCTGAGCCCGTCGGGTCCGGGTAGGCGATGACCTGACGATCAGGGAACCGAGCGCGGAGCATCGCGCATACCTCGTCGGTGTTCGACTGCTTGACGGCGAGCTCGTCCCAGATATGAAGCGTGTCGCCGACTCTGCTGCCGAGAACGCCGGCCATGATGCTGACGTTGAAATCGGTGCCCCAGTAAATCGGCCCGCCGGTGTCCTTGACGTCTTCGCTGATGTTCTCGTCGGTGAAGCCCGGGTAGACCCGACCCGAGAGCGTCTCAAAGCTCGCTAGGTATTCTTGCCTAAAGGTTCGTTCATCGAGCGTATTCCGGGCCGCCTCGATCTCTTCCGCCGAGACGTTCCCCCCTTGAATCGTCGTAAACGAGAAGGTGTCCCAGTCCGCTTGCTCCTGAGCCTGCTCCCACAGGTCGTGGAACCAGTTCAGACCCGCAGGGGTAGTAATGAACCAGGCGGGGCCGTTCTGATCCGATAGGGCGGGCCGTAGGACCATCTCCCAGGCGGTCTGCTTGACGTAGGCGGCCTCATCGATAACGAGCGCCGAAAGGCTTACGCCCCGCAGGCTGTCTTCGTTATCCGCGCCCCGGAGAGCGATCAGGCTGCCGTTAGCGAACTCGATCGATAGGTCCGACTCGTTCCGTTTGACGACGAGCTCCTCGGGGGCCATCGCCTTCAGTTGACGCCATGCGATCTGCTTCGCCATCCGGTAGTTCGCGGTGACGTACCAGCACAGGCTTCCGGGCTTCTCCATCGCCCAGCAGATCAGCCGAGTGATGCAGAGATAGGTCTTACCGAAACGACGACCTGAGCAGAGCAGCTTGAACCGCTTGTTCGCCTCCCACACCTCACGCTGAGGCCCCGTGAGCCCCTCGGCTAGCCCGTCAACGTATCCGCGCAGGTCAGCCTCACTGAAGGGCGCTGCGGACTCGATAGCAGAGAGGATCGAGCCCCCCGGGACTGACGCCAGGATGCTCATTCAAATAACCGCGCGACCTTCGCGGCCTGGTTCACACAACCGAGGGCGACGCTGAGGTTGCCGGTCTTCCGGGCCTCTTTCTGAATGCTCGAAAGCTGGGCAAGGATCTCCGCAGTGAAGCTGCGCCGGTCGATCTCCCAGTCGGCGCGGATAAGCTCTCTCGCCTTCGCGATGTAGTTGTCTGTCTGCCGATCCGAGACCCCCCACTCATTCGCAGAGTATTGAACGATCTCCGAGCGCACCGCCCCGTTCGCTAGGAGGCGGGCAACTCGGTTGACCCGCATATCGACTTCGATCTTCGTTGACTTAGACATCAGATCGGTTTCTCGAGGATGTAACCGGCGAAATCACCGAAACGGAACCACTGATAAGGCACGCCGGGGAGTTGAGCCAATGTTATGGGCCTTTGCACTCCCGCAAGAGACAATTCCTTCTCAATTATCTCCTGAGCGTTTACACCGGCCTCGTATTTCCCTGCGAGGGTTAAACGAGTCATCACGGTGCCGAAATAACCGTGGTGAGTTTCGAGCTTGTCGAAGATGATGATTGCGCCGCCCGGTCGGCATTTGTCGAGGAGCATCCGCAAGTAATCGCGGCGCTTGCTCGGCTCGACGAACATCAACGTCAAGAACGAGATGCCTAGGTCGAAGGGCTCGTATTCGTAGGACTCCGCCGGGGAGCAGACGAAGATCCCCGGGGCGTTGTAAATCTTCCGCATCTCGTCGGAGGGATCGATGCCGACGAGTCGGGCCTCTCGAGCTTTTAGCGTCGCCTCGAGGCTGCGACCGATGTTGCCGGTAGCGCAACCGATGTCGTAGACCAGCCCGCCCTTCGGGATGTAATGCCGTGCGATGTGAGTGATCGCGGCGGTTGCTAAGTCGTACCAGGGAAGCTGTTCGCGGACGTGATTATCAAAGCCGGTTGCTACATCCGGCGTTTCAAATGTCCAACTAGCGGGTATCTCCACCGATTTTTGACAAGATCTCTTGCTCAATAGTTTTAGCAACCTGCGCCATCATTAACGGAGGAACTGCACGACCGATACGTTCCCACTGTTGTGAAAACGTGCCGGTGAGGATGAAATCATCAGGGAATCCGCCGATGCGGCGAAGCTCACCAAGGGTGAGGGTCCGAGGCTCTGTCCAGTGATAAAGCTGCTGTGTGCCCTGAGTGATGGTGTTAGCGGGAAGGCGCGGTGATTGCTTGCAATGCGTCAAGAAGCTGTTCTTGCCTGTTAGGCGCTTGCAGGTATTCCCGAGCGTGTCGCCTGCTTTCGTCTGCGACCAGAACCGGAAGGTTTCGGTGTCTTCCTTAAGCCACTTGGCCTCGGTATCAGGCGGTGTAGGCACGAGGGCGTCGCCGACGTTGTAGCTGTAGGGGAAGGGACTCGGATGAGCGGGCGGCAGGTTTAGGTCGTTTCTGACGCCGACGAAGATCGTGCGCTTCCGCATCTGTGGAACACCGAGCCATCGGGCGTCGAGAACGCGGCAGGTGACGTCGTAACCGCAATCACGAAGAGCTTGCAAGATCCGTTTGAAGTAGCCCTTAGCGGTGCCCTTAATCAAACCGCTGACGTTCTCGGCAACGAAGACTTTCGGCTGCACCCCCTCGAGGATCCGGGCGTATTCGTAAAAGAGGTCATCAACGCGTTGCGCTCGGTCGGAATACGACTTGACCTTGCCCCAGTTCTTTTCGCGAGCGCCTGCCGTAGAGAACGCTGAGCAGGGCGGAGAGCCGTCGAGGATGTCTAGGTCGCCCCTGGCGACTCCGGCGCGTTCTAGGAGCTGCTCTGGCTTCAGCTGCCGTATATCGGTGCCGTCGAGGTAGCTATTGGGATGGTTCGCCTTGTAGCAGCGTTGCGCTTCAGCTACGAACTCGAGGGCATAGGCGACGCGATACCCGGCCATCCTGTAGCCGAGGCAGGAGCCCCCGGCACCGGAGAACGTAGAGGCGACGGTGTAGCCGTTCCAGGGAAGGGCCGCGATGTCTGCCATCGACGGGACGATGTAGGGCGGTTTCATTTCTGCTTGCGTAGCTGGTTGTAAGCCCCGATGGGCGATCGTGAGCCGGGGACTGCGGCCATTGCTGCGGCACCTAGCCGTTCTGCGATCTTCGAGTCACCGAGTTGCAGGTTGCTATGCCTCGGCAGTTTGAATCGATCGAGCTCGGGGTAAGCAGCCCTTATGGCCTCTTTCTGCCGGGGCTTGTTTAACTCGTCCCAAGAGCGTCCGATGAATAGCTTGAAGATCCTGGCGTCGAAGTACGGGTTGACGAGCGTGGCTTGATGCGAGGTGCAGATGGCTCGAATACCGCGCTGGCCTGCTGCGTCCGGGTTCGAGAAATACTCCTGACGGAAGGCGTCGAACTTTTCCTGCGGGTAACGGCAATGAATCATCGCCTTTTTCGACAGGCCGAAATGGCCGTCATCGCACAAGCCCGTAACAAGCGTGTTGCCCTTGACTCTTTCGGCGACGTAAAGGAACGGGAACGAGCACTCGATGCGGGCCTTTTTCGTTAAGCGGTATTGCCGGATCAGTCGCCTAACTGAGTTAAGGATCCGCTGCGGATTAGACGGCAGAGCGACCCTGTAGAACTCGCAGCCGTAGAACCTGGCGAGCTGCTTCGCGAAGACGTAGTCGGTTGACTCGAAATCGTCAAATGTGAATGAGACGACTCGAGGTTGTTTGCCCGCCTCGACTGCGGACGCAAGAAGTGCGGCAGAAGAAATGCCCCCCG